TGGGGTTGCCGTTCGGATAGTTCCCGGAGTCCCAGTAGACGACGTGCGTGGAGTCCGCGGTCGCCTGGCCACTGGCCTGATTGGTCCAGATCCCGGTGCCGAAGAACTTCGAGACCCACTGGTTCTCGCGCCGGATCAGCGCCTTCTGGGTGAGGAAGATGGTGGCGTCGCGGTCGGGGGCGAGCGGCGAGTCGCTGTTGGAGCGGATCTGGTCATCCACGTCCTTGTGCAGCGACCAGACGTCGCAGTTGTACGTGCCGGTGGAATTCAGGTTGTAACCCGTCCCGGCGGATTCAGCGGAAAGCGCGCGCTTCTGCATCTCGTCGCGGTTGAAGTCCGCCCGCGCGTAGGTGTAGTACAGGTCGCTTTTGTTTTCGACCGGCACGGCCGGAAAGGCCTTGTCCGCGACGAATTCGACTCCGGCGGCCTCCTGAAGGTAGGCCACGGAGATGTTCGTCAGCGGCCGATTGACGTGAACGTCTTGTAGTGTTGGCTGAGGCATTTGTGATTTCTCCTTGTTTGTGAACGGCTACATCTTGTATGGGCCCAGAAGCAGCGCGGGAATGATCACGCCAGCGCCCCCCGATGCCGCCAGTGCGCGCGCCCGCACGAAATTGCCACTGGTCGCCGTGATGGCCTGGCCACTGGCGTTGGCCATGAGCGGGTCGCCGTTGTTGACCGCAGCGCCAGTCACCAGCTTGGTGATGCCGAGGATCGCGACTTCGCCCTCGACTCCCTGCGCGTTGGGCTTGTCCTGGACCACGCCATCGGCGACGGCTCCAGCGCCCGTGAAGTTGATCTGCCCGGACGCGTTGACGGTCACGAGGTAGAACTGCGGATTGACAGTTCCACCGCTGGTGAGGTCTGCCGCCGCCGGAAGCCCTACTGTGCGTAATGTCTGTTCGAATGCCATGTCTGTTGGTCTCCTTTCGCCCTACCGGGCAAGGCGAACGCCAGCCCGCTCGAGCGTGGCGATCAAGCCCTTCGCGTTGTGCTGCGCCACGAACGCGCCGTAAACCTCGGGATGCTCTTCGAGCATGAGGGCGTAGGCGCGCTCCTTGGTCAGCTTGGTGGTACCGCTTTCGGCGTAAAGATTCGGCGTCTCTTTGCCGCGATTTTGGCGGGCGTAGCTGGTTGCTTGGGCTTCGATTTCCTGAAGCGAACCAACCGCGCCCTGGTTCGGGTTGACGTGCGAAGTAATCATGCTCCTCTCGCTTTCCATCACGCGGGCGGCTGTCAGCTCTTCGCTGATTTCCGCCACGCTGAAGTATTGGCCCGTGGACTTCTTCTTGGTGAGGAACTCCGCAGCCTTGTCGGGACAACCGGCCATCTTGCACAGCGCGCCGATGGCTTCGATGTCGCCTTCCGGACGCATCCTGAGCGGCACGCCAGCCAAGGCGGCGACGCTGGTGAGCGGAGCCATGCCCTCCGGTTTCTTGGCGTCGCTCTTTGCGCCCTCGCCGCAGGCATGGCAGTACTCCGCGCCTTTGCGCAGCTCGGCACCGCAGGCGTGGCAGAACTTACCGGACGCCTCGCCTTCGGCCTTCGTGCCGCAGGCATGGCAGAACGTTGCGTCTGCGTGGAGCTTGGTTCCGCACGCGTGGCAGTACTTCGGTTCGGTGTTGGTCTTCTCGTCGCCGCCACCGGCGCCCGGCTTCTTACCCTCGGCGGCGATTGTGAGCGTTTCGTTGGGCATACTTGCTGTAACCTCCTTGGTTGTGGATATTGCGGCAATCGCCGCCGTTGATTTCTGGACCGGATCGCCCAGCAGTTGACGAAGCGCGTTCATGGCATCGCCAAGCGTTCCGACCGCGTCGGCCAGAAGCGGAACGGCATTCTCCGCCCAGCACACCCCGGCCTGCGTCGCGATGATCTTTTCCGCGCTGGCCTTCCGGTTCCGCGCGACCGTTGCTACGAACTGGTCGTACTGCCGGTCAATTTCGGACTGGATGTCCTTCTCGGCCCGCTCCGACAGCGGTTCGTGCGGATTCCCATCGACCTTCTTGTCGCCTTTGAAGATGTAGGTGTACTTGAACCCCTGCTCGCCGTTGAACTTCGAATCTTCCGTGTGGAGCACGACGACGCCAACGGACCCGACCGCTCCCATGCGCGTGACGAAGATCTTGTCGGCTGCGCTGGTGAGCGCGTAGGCCGCCGAGAATGCGAAATCGTCGGCGACTGCAAAGATGGGCTTCAGGCCGCGAAGAGAGTAGATGTAATCGGAAAGTTCCAGGCATCCCGTGGTCTCGCCGCCCGGCGAATCAACCTGTAACAGAATCGCCCGCACTCCAGCGTCGTTCACCGCGTCCTGGAGGTAGCCCCCAATCTGCGCGTAGGAGCTGCAACCACTCAGCGCCGAAACCCAGGATTCCGCTTTCGTCAGCACGCCCTGGATCGGAATGATCGCCACGCGGTCGATCACCTGGTAGCCGCTGTCGTCGGCCTGCTCCATGTATGCTGCGGCGAACGGTTCCTCGGGCTTCACGCCGGCCACCGGAATGATCCCCAGCCGTGGCCCCAGCGCCTGGACTATCACGTCCAGCTTGGGCGGGTGAATCATGAGCGGAGTGTTCACAAACCGCGATGCAACACGAGTTAGATCCCTCATGGCTTCACGTCCACCTCTCCCTTGCTCGCGTCCTGTTGGATCTCGGCTTCCGTCAATCCGGCGTTGCGCCCGGTCAGGACCTTCCGGCCATCGCTGTCGTAGGACAGCCCAAGCTTGTCGGCGCGCTCGTTGTCCGCTGCCTGCTCCGCATCTACGGCACCGGCGTCACGCCCTTGTGCCGCCACCTCGGTGGAACGGGTGGATAGACCGCTGCGAATGGCGTCGTTGGAAGCCTTGATGTCCTTCTCCGGGTCAACCCACGGCCAGCCGGGGGTTACCCACTGTACTTCCTCGAATGGCTCGGGATCTTTGCTGTACGCGTTCAGTAGATCAATGCCGAACACCAGCGCCAGCATCGCCTCGCGCAGCCAGCGCTTATAAACCGGGTGGCAGACCTGGAAGATGAAGACCGAATGCTGGTACTGCTCGCACTTGCGGCGGAACTCCAGCAGGCCGGCGCGGATCGAAGAGTAGTTGATCCCCGACAGGTCGCCGCTGATCTGGTATTCGGCAAGCCCGGCGCCACTCGAAAAAGCTTGCAGGCACGTCCGGATGAACGATTTGAAATCGCCGCTATCCTTCGCTTCGGCAAACTGCACCTCTTCGCCGAAGTTCAGAACCTGGAACGTGCCGGGTTCGAGCTTGCTGATCTGCGTCCCCGGATCTGTCTGGGTCGGCCCGTTCTGGTATTGATCCGGAGGGATGATCGGATTGTCGGAACTGGCTTGCGTGATGAAGCCAGTGATCATCGCCGCGAGCTTCTTGCGGACGATCTCCGCGTCCGTGTACTGCTCCAGTTCGTAGAGCTTCGCGATCACCGATGTGAGCCACGGTTGCCCCCGGAACTGGCCCGCGCGAATCGGCTTGTAGACGTGCAGCACCTCGGTGGCTCGCACACGCTCTACCGACAGAGCATCCAGCGGAAAGAACATCGTTTCGCCCGGATGCGACTTCCAGAAGTGGTACGCCGCACGCCGTCCGTCGGCCTGAAACTCGATGCCACACCGGACGGAATTCTTTGGCGGCATCTGCTCGATAGCCGTGCGCCACAGCGGTAATTGCTCGGCCTCGATGAGTTGCAGTTGCAACGGAACCGCGAGACCTTCCTTCGGCGAGCGCGGCCGGAACCGGACGAAGCACTCGCCGGCCTCCATGACCTCGCGAGCAATCACCATCTGCTGCCCATAGAAATCCGTCTGGCCCGACGCGGGATTCCGCGGGTCGTACTCTACGTCGCACTCGCGTATCCATCGATTCCACTTCCTGGTGATCAGGTCGCGGATCTTGTCGTCCGGATGGTGCGGCACCAGGCGAATGCCGCGCCCAATGGCGTTGGCGACGTAGGAATCGACGGCCGCCGCCGCCCACGCGCTGTTTCGGACCGCGTCCCGGTTGCGCGCCTGCAATTCCAAGCCATGCGAAAACAGGAGCGTGTTGAGGCCGAGGGACGGCGGATTCCATCCCATTCCCCGACGCCCGCGACCGGCGGCATCGAACGGGAACGTCCCCATCGCGCGGGTACGTGGGACCCGTGGGATCGGCATCGGCTCGTGCCCGGCTTGGCGCGCGAGCGTCATCAACGTTTCAATTGGCACGGCGATTTAGTGGCCCCAACCGTTCGTGGTGTAGATGCGCACCTGGCGTACCTGCTGCGGCCCGGACTGCTGGGCGATGTCGTTCAAGATCAGATTCCGGAGCTTCAAGTAGTCGTCCACGGAATCGAATTCAAACTCGCGGTCCTGAAAGCGGACTCGCCTGG